GCCCTCGTCTCTGAGTTTGCCGGCAAGCAGCCTCTCGAACCGCTTGCCCTTATCTCTTTGCATCTTTCCCATTGTTAGCCTCCAAAATCAGAAGCTTTTCTGTGCTGGTTTTGTATTATCACTTCATACATTTCACCTTTTGCAGAATAGCATCTATAACCTCTTTTGTTGCATTCGTGAACATAGCCGGACGCGTGACCTAAAAATCTGGATGCAGCAGACATAGATGGGAACTCAATCTTTTCCCCATCAACGCCGACGATTACAGTTTTCTTCATTGGATACAGCCCGTGATCGAAGCCGTGCCGGATATTGTCTTCCCTCGTCATCCACTCAAGGTTTTCAACGCAGTTGTTTTGGCGATTCCCGTCCTTGTGGTTGACCGTCATTTTTGTGTCGCTCATTTTACCCAGGAAGGTATCGGCAACAATTCTGTGAACCAACACGTCGTGGCATTTTCCGTCCTTCCAAAGGCTGAGCCGCGAGCATTTATCCTTTCTGCTGACCTTCGGCTTTAGAATCCGGTCTTTCCACTCTCTGTGTGCAAACCTTGCACTGCTTGTCACTTTGTTATGAGACCTTACCCTGCCAAGCGTGCTTGCTTGATATCCAGGAAAATCAGGGATGTCTTTCCATATTTCTTCCATGTCAGCACCTCAGAATGGTAAGGATTCATCATCGTCCTCTTCCGGCACGAAGTCCATCTGAGTCTGCTGTGCCGCCGGCTGGCTGTACGTCCTCGTCTGACTCTGTGCCGGCGCGGATCCGGATCTCTGACCGCTTCCGGAATCAGCGAAGTAGTGCGCATCGACGATCACGGACCAGGTGTATACCTTCTGGCCGTCCTTGTTCGTGTAGATGTCTGTCTGCAGTCTTCCGCTGATGCCGATCTGGCGGCCCTTCTGCAGATACTTCTCGACGAACTCGGCTCGATTGCCGAAGGCGGTGCAGTTGATGAAATCCGCCTCCGGCTCGCCTTCGCGGTGATACTGGCGATTGATGGCAAGTGAGTATTTGGCCACCTTCTGGCCGTTCTGGGACACTCTGATGTCCGGGTCGCGTGTTATGCGGCCGATGCCGTTGAATGAATTCATGGCTTAGAACTCCTCCTGTTCCCCGAACAGTGCATCCGCCGCAGAGGAAGCGGGAGCAGCTGCCGGCACTTCGTTGACTTCGGCCTCTACGATCTCGCGGGGCGGGTCGATCGGAGCCTCCTCCGGCTCCTCGACGCCTCTCTCTTCGGCCGCGTACATGCCGCCGAGGTTCGTCGGGAAGGCCTCGCGCAGTGCCTGCACCAGGGCGGTCTTGCGGATCATGGTCGCCGGCTTGGAGGACCACTGGCCGTTGAGGCTTCCGTCCTTTTTGCGGCCGGCATATTCCTCAAAGCTGATCTCGATGCGATATCCGCGCGATCTGTCTTTCCGGAAGACCTCCGCCCAGCCGCCGAGAACGCTTTCTCCGGGAGCCAGAACCGCGCCGGGCCGGTAAGAGATACCCTCGTCGCTCTGGACGATGATGCCCGCCTCGAACCCGTCGAAGTTCGGATCCTTCTCGGCCCTCTTCATGAATGCTTCCTTTCCGGTGACCAGCGTGGCCGGCTGGGTCCCGTACTTGATCAGGTAGCACTCGCGCGTCCAAGGATTCAGGCCCTGGTACTTGCAGAGATTGATGAACATCGCCACTTCCTGATCCGTCACATTCTGAGGGTCCCCGGAGACCAGATATGTCTTGACGATCTGCGGCGTCAGCTTGATCTCCATGCCGGAGCTCATGAAGGTTACGATTGCGTTGTTTTTGCTTTTCTTCTGGACGGCTGTTCCGCCGATTCTGTTGTTTACTGTTGCCATGATTAGAACTCCTCTCTGTGTTTTCTGTACTTGATCCCATGTTGTTTCATAAACGCGCCGAGCAGCTGCGCCTGTGACGGCGTCAGATAGGCGTCAAACGGAACCCAGGACGCCTCTTCCTGCTCCGGGACGATGTCCGGTTTTGCCGGTTCGACCGTTTCAGCAGCTTTCTGGGCCTCCTGCTCCTTGCGGATCCTCTCCGCCTCTTCCTTCCGCTTCTGGATGTCAAGCAGCCTCTTTCCCTCGGCGATGGCCATATTCAGGTCGAGCGTCTGCTTGTAGACCTCCATCGCTTCCCAGGAGAACTCCGGCAGCGTGTCCAGAGTTTTCATGTCGTCGATGATCTTTCGCTTCTTTTGGGCGATGTCGTCGCCGACAGCCTTGATGTTGTAGCTGGCGTTCAGCCATTTCGGATCCCAGATGCGGTCGAGGTCGACCCAGGTAGGCATCTCTTCGGCCTCTATGATCTCGAGGATCTTCTGCCGCTTCTCCTCTTTCTTCTGCTCCTCGAAGGCCTTCAGCTGGCCGTCGATCAGATCAATAGGCTCCTGCACGATGGAGACAATTTCTTTGACGTCCTGCTCGAAGGGATCGATCATGGCCGCCTGCAGTTCCTTCTTCACGCGGATCCGCTCGTCGCTGATCGCCTTCGTGAATTTCCGCAGGTCAGCCAGCTCCTTCTTCATTTCCTTGGTCTGGTCCTCGGTAATGACCAGGCCGGCATAGTGAGCGACCTTCATGGTCAGCTCCTTCTTCAACTCGCTCAGGTTCTCGATTCTTATCGGCTTGAGCGGCGTGTATTTGGTGATATTTAATTCCATTGAGCCTCCTATATCTCCGGCAGCCTCAGTGCCGGCCTCTGTTTTAACTGTATTTGGTTCCAAAATTTCATTTCTTCATCCTTGAGGTACTCGATCTGGTCCTCGACCTCTGAGCGCTCCAGGAAGTAGTGCCGGGTCTCCAGCTTGATGTCGTTCGCGTACTCGTACCGGAGCTGAGCCTTCAAACATGCCCATTCGAACTCCGTCACCATCAGGTAATGCAAGAGCTGCGTGTAGTAGTTATCCGGCACGCCGTCCTTCCACTTTTCCTTGCTCATGGAGCTCAGGATGTTCGTGGTCTTTATCTCCAAGATGCCCTTCCTGCCGTCCTTGTCCGTCAGCCATCCGTCGAGCGACGCCCTGGCAAAAGGGAAGCGGTCGTTGTGCCAGCTGTTATTCTCGACATATTCGACCTTGTACTCTGGGAAGTCCAGGGCGAACAGATCCCGCAGGTGAGGCTCCGCGGCTATCCCGTACTGCACGTATGGCTTATAGCTGATGTCCTCCGGCTCGATCAGCCCGGTCTTTTCCTTCCAGAGCGTGACATTATCTTTCCACGGATTCAGGCCGATGATGGCAGCCGCGTCAGACCCGCCGATGCCCTTGGTCCTTTCCTCGAGCCATTCGCTCCGGTCCTTCAGGACGGTCATCTTCACTCCCATTCGAATTTGGCCATGAGCCGGCGGATCCCTTTCGACCTGTCAGCCAGCGTCCTTCCGTTGATCCGGCCGCCGTTCCTGGCGTACTCGCCCATCATGTCGTGGATCTGGAGAAGCTGCATGGCCTCAGCCATCACCTCGCGTTCCTCTTCCGTCATGACCGCTTCCCGGTGGAGCCTTGCCTGCTCCCATAAGACGTCGTACTCGTCCCTGGTCATCAGAACGAACTCACCGCTCAGGCTCTTCATGGTCTCCCTCCTCTCCTGCGATGTTTATCGGCGCTTTTGGCCATAGCGCCTTGCGTACATGGGCGAAGCCGGTCATCAGGCTCAGCACCAGCTGACTGTCGACGTCATAGCCGCGGCCATTGATGTCGTCGACCATCCAATCCATGAAGCCGAAGACCGCGTGATCATACTCCTCGACCGTCGGGCCTGCCGCTTCCTGTGGCTGTTCTTCGTCGATACGGAGCACCTGGCCGGCTATGACCTTCAGCTTCTCGCGGCCGGTGTCAACGATGATCGTCGGGTACATCATCGTATTCGTCACTCTCGCCTTGCCCCTGCCAGGAACGTAGACAGCATCGCCTTCCTTAAGCTTCCTCATAGCTGACCCTCCCGAAATACACCAGTGCCAGACCGACAACGCCGGCCGATGCCAGGATGACGATCTCTTTGGCACTGATGGCGGTCGTCATGATCCGCTCACCGACGCCGATGGTCAGCCACATGCACACGGCCAGGATCAAGATCCAGCCGGCCAGACTTGCGATGTACTTTTTCATGCTGTTGCCTCCTCGCTTAATCTTCTTTCTTCGTCTCGTTTTTTCTTCCATTCCGCGTACTCTGCCTGGAGCTCAGGGTTCTCGAACGCCCTCCGGATCATCTTGATCAGATCCTTGCAGATCCTGTCCTGTCTGAACTTCGGAAGGTCGTAAAAACTTACTGCTTCATTCATATCTCGTTCCCCCACTGACGGAGGACACTCGCCCAGATCCCTCGGCTGATCGGGATATCTGCGAACTCGTCGCCATTCTCACCGCAGATGATGCAGGTGCCGACGATGATGTCGATTGCCGGCTCATGGCCGATCTGGAAGTTGCGCTCCAGGCCGTCCAGCTTGCCTTCCTCGTTTACGATCAGCAGGCAGCCGCCCCCGATCCTTATTACCTCGATGTAGCCGCCGACGATCTTCTGCAGGTTCTCCAGCGTGTTGCTGATGTAGGCCGTGTGGCCGATCTTCTCATCCGGCCGCTTGACGATGCATTTGATCATTCCCATCAGATCACCTCCTCGGCTCCGATGCATACGCCCCAGATGCAGACGCTCTGGATGCTCGGGTCTTCCTTGCGGAGCACCGCGGCCGCTTCCTGAGCTCCCCTCAGGGCGCCGCTGACTGTTCTGGCGAAGACCGTCGCGCGGTCCTCACTCTCGCTGCCGTCGATATACTTGACCGTATAGTCGGCATACCATTTCTTGTTGTTCATTTGGGTCTCCTTTGATGCAAATAGGTTTTCTTTGTTTTCCCTTGTTTCACAGCGCGTTTTTGACGGCTGTGATGTCTCGGTGGGTATTTCCTCACCAAAACAATTCAAACGCGAAATTCGTCGAATTACCTCGGTTCCGAACTCTTGTTCAGAACATTTTTAGCGAACGTTTCCCGTAGCGCTTCGAGCTGTTCCTCGCTTAGCTCTCTCTTGGGCCTCGGGCCGAGGAAAATCCATTCGACCGGAATCCGCGCATACAGATAGCCGCCGTTTTCCGGACCGTCTGCGATGATCTCGACCTCGTCCGGATGTTGTTCCTTCAGCTTACGGATCCTGTTGGCGATCTTTCGATTGCTGATCGTGACCGTCATGGTCTTACTTCCCTCCAGCCACTCGATCGCGTTTTCGCGTTCGTTGTAGAACCTTGTCTGTTCTTCCATTGGTTTCTCCTTTCTCAGATAGTTAAGCTTTGCTTAACTTTTGGCGCAAAAAAATATAAAGGTATCTCGTCCACGCCAATCCCTAAGATGGCGCATGCCAGGAGTATTTCGTCCTGGGTGAACATCGTCTTCGAGTTCAATTTGCTGGATACAGACGTGTTTGATAGGCCCATGGCCTTGGCAAATGCCGTCTCTGTTCCGCACTTTTCTCTGATCTTTCCGCGAAGCATCGAGTAGTCAAAACCCATATACAACCTCCTTTCGTTGTTAAGTTTTCTTAACTATTTGTAAGTATACATCTACGGCGCGCGTTTGTCAATGCGTTTTTTAAGTTTTCTTACATTTTATTTATATTATGTTGCATTTCCTTAAACTTAGGTTTAAAATAAGAACTGAGGAGGTGGCACCATGAAAGATACGTTTCAGCGAAGATTTATAGAAGCCAAGGAGGCAAGCGGGCGCTCGTGGAGTGAAATCGCAGACATGACCGGGCTCAGCAAGCCGAGGATCAGCCAGTACAAAAACGGCAAGTATGAACCGAGCCCGGACGCGCTGTACGCCCTTGCCATGGCTTTGAATGTTAATCCGGGATGGCTTATGGGCTACGATATCCCGATGGATCCGATGTATACCGGAGAAGATGAACAGTATTTGATGGACGACTTGACGCAGGAGGAGTGCGATCTGGTCACGCTCTATCGGTCCGCAACTCCAGAGGCTCAAAGTGCCGCAATGCTCACATTAAAAGCAAACAGAAAGGAACAGCCATGAACGCCGCCATATACGCTCGCTTCTCCTCCTCCGGCCAGCGCGAAGAGTCCATCGAGGGCCAGCTTCGTGACTGTAATGCATACGCAAAAAGAAACGGTTTGACCGTAGTCGCCGAGTACGCGGATAAGGCGATCTCCGGCAGGACTGACAAGCGTCCCGACTTCCAGCGGATGCTCAAAGACTCCGAAAAGGGCGTCTTTCAGCTGCTGATCTGCTGGAAGATGGACCGCTTCGCCCGCAATCGCTACGATTCCGCCATATACAAGGCCCGCCTGAAGAAGGCCGGCGTCCGCGTCGTCTACGCCATGGAGTCGATCCCGGAAGGCCCGGAAGGCATCATCCTGGAATCGGTCATGGAAGGCTACGCGGAGTATTATTCCGAGAACCTCGCCCAGAACGTCCGGCGCGGCTACTACGACTCCGCCCTGGAACTGAAGACACTGGGCGCGAAGCCGCTCGGTCTGAAGAAGGGAGCCGGTGACCGTTTTGTCGTGGATCCGGAGACCGCTCCCGTCGTGAAGCGGATTTTCGAGGAGTACGCCTCCGGAAGAAGGATAAATGATATCATCGAAGGTCTGAACGCGGAGGGATATCGGACAGCCAGAGGCCTGCCCTTCACCAGGAACAGCTTGCAGACGATCCTGGCGAACGAGAAATACATAGGAGTCTATGAGTTCAAAGATATCCGCGTCGAGGACGCCATCGAACCGATCATAGACAAAACAACATGGGAAGCGGTCCAGAAAATGAGAAAAAG